TTTAAATTCGTCACCTAAATGGGTGAGATCAATCGAGTCTCTTGAGGTTGTAATTTCAAAGTCTTTGACATTTGCCAAACAGCGATAACGTTGATTACGGGTTGTGATACGAACTTGTTGAGCCGCAGTCGGTGCAGTTAAAACTACAGCTTGAGATTGATTACCAGCGAGAGCTAGTTCAAAAGATTCAAAAAGCCGAATACCTCCAACTTCATCGACATGCAAAAACTTTCTAGTATCTGGATAGTTGTGGCCTGAAACTAGCTCAAGATTTGATCCATCAAGAGTCTCAATTTCAACCTGATCTCCAGTAATTAAGGTGTTCGTCTGAAAGTCAACAGAGAACCGACGCTTAGATACATTCACATCATGCGGATCTAGCTGAGTTACAAGACCCTTACTATTGGTATCTCGCTTTAATTCGACGAGACCATTTGATCCAAAATAAATTGCCACAGATTAGAACGATATAGCTGAACCTGTTCCTAGTGGTGCACCATCTACTTCAAAACTAATTTCAGCAGCTAAAACCTGACCCACTGCGTTAGTCATTGCAAGACTGGTTATATAAGCCATCACATCAATAAATCTTCCTGCTGTTGAACCATCATCAATAGCTAATTTCAATCTTACGTTTGAAGCTTTGTCTGTCTTACCTTGACCGGCTGCTGATCCTCCAGACGGTTTAACAAACTTTTGAAGGAGCGTCGACACACCACCTGCGCCCGTATCCGAACCTGAGTCAGAGTAATAATAAATAGAACAGCTACCTGTAATACTTCGGATACCAGGGATTATTGTCCGATCCGTATCTTCTAAAGACACTGTTTCTAAAACAGCTTGACTTGCAGTAAATGACCAAGATCTTACTTTTGCTACAGCGGTGCTACTACCATCTACAAATAATTGTCCGTCTTGTCCTGAATAAAAATTAGCCATTCGAGCGCAACTTAACTTGGTTGCTTTCTATTCTAGTCCCCATCAAGGCAAGCTACAAATTTACAAGAAACATTATTGATTCCAGGTTGGACACTGGTTACTTTTGGAGGTCCGTCATATCTCCATCTAAGATAACTACTAATTATTTGAAGGCGTAACGCTTTAAGTTCTATTCCTTGTAATCCTTGTGTAGCATTAAAGGTTATATAATCCCAATCACTATTTACGTTTATATAATTATCAATAATATTATTTGCTTCTGTATCAGAGATATTTGTAAAGCCCAAAGTCAATTTTGCATTGACTGCTTTATTGCCATAACGAATGACACTCTTTGCTCCATTTTGAGCTTCAAAAACAGCTTGAGGGTATTCACCAGCAGTAAAGGATCTACTGCTTGGAGCTAAATAAGAAGGGAAATTAACAGCAGCCATTAGTCAGCATCAACAATCAGATTAAAATCATCTCCTGACCAGTCTAGTGTAGCTAACGCTCCAAGACTAGTTAAAGGTTCGTGACTTCCTGCAACCTCAACAAAACCCTCTTCTCCGTAAGTAATGCTTTCAACTTTATAAACACGGTCAGATGTATTTGTTTGAGCCAAAGTGAACACGCATCCCCTAAAAGTAGACCCTGCCAAATCATCTTTTATAACAATAGCTGAGGGACCACTAACTTCCGCATCTCCAGGCTTCCAGTAGTAAATAGACGTTCCATTAACAACAATAGACTGTGATTGAATAGTTCCATCATCAGTAATTACACCATTAGCAAAACGACTGGTATGTGTTGACTCTGAATAGAACCTAAAATACTGCCCAGGTTTTAGATGCATTGCGGCTTGTGGAGTTGTTGCAAACTTGATTCCATGATCAACCTTTTGCCTAACCCTTAAAGCAAACTTTGCAAACTGAATCGCATGTTCTTTTCGAGTACAAAAATTAGATAAATCGAATTTCTCTCTTGGATCATCTTCTGATCCTCCTTCTGAATCAGACAGTCTTGCCTCAACTACCCTAGTTTCAGAGAACCCATTCTCTTTCTCTTTTCGATATAACACTTGTGCTTGAAAAAGCTGTCTTTCCTCTGGAGACAAGAAGGATACTTTTAAATCTTTTGTATTGCCATCAGTAAATAAAGCTTTAATGACTGGTTTTGCGCGTTCAGAGTCTTCATCCCCTGCCCTTGCCATTACATAATCATCGTGATATGGAACAGCAGGGACAAGAGAAAAACGACCTCCAATAATTGTGAAATCTAAGAAACAAAAAGATGCCTGTTGATAAATAAATTCTCTTAAATTTTGATTTTCAGTAATAACACCGTCCCAATAGAAATCATTCGCCAAGCAAAATCTTGCTGCCTCTTTCATTGACTCCTTATCAACGGAGACTTCCCCAATAAGATTACCAGCCCCAATAATCGGATCTGTTAATAAGGCATAAGCAATCTCAGGGAATAAATTTGTTGAACTACGGAAACCAGCAGGAGGATTGCCACCACCATCGTAAATTAATCTTTCTACTTCAACTCCTTGCTTGATATAGGCAGATAACTGACTAAAGGAACTCCATTCCTTAGAACTATTCATTCTCAATCCTGCTAAAGCAAGATTTGTATAAGGTTGATCAGAATCCTCTATTTGTTCATTGACATAAGTGACTTCATGCTCTGGTCCTTCTAAATGACTTGATCTTTCTGCATCAAACGTAATGTAATCAGAGACAGCATCGAAGGGGTTCAAGTTCTGTCCACCAGGCCAAGGCTCTGTAATTAAATTGGCAGAGTCGCTAACAATAGTAACAGTTACATTGGCATGAGGAATCTTTACAGTGTCGCCTGTCTCATAACCAGATCCTCCATTTGCAATCGTCCACTTATAACCTGTTTTACCGTTCTTTGAATAAACAGAGACATCTACTTTTAAACCTGAACCACTGGTTTTTACCTTTGTGACAGATTGATTCCTATGGGTAGTGGGATTAACAGGAATTTGCCCTCTTTCGTACTTAGTAACTGCTGCCCATTTATAACCTCTATTGTCTTGATCACTTTGATTGTAAATATCAACACCAGAACTAAGGCAATACTTATAACCACCAGAAATAAGACATTGACTCGGGTCTAATGAGAAACCGCCTCTAACAGATCCTTTTAAACTACTCCTCCAGTAAAACTCCCAACGACTTGGATCTGGACCTGAATCTTCGGGGTCATGTCTATCACTCCAAAAACCATAAGTACCTTCACCCCAGTTGTCTTGCCACCACATTTCTTTCCTAGCTCCTTGCGCTCCAGTCGTGATATTTGGATCACCTGTTACGACCCAACCTTCTTGTGTTGGGATTGCTCCAGATGTGAATTTATTAAGATCAAGAGCAACTCCATCAGTATGAGTAGGTAAATCACTTAAATACCATTCTTCATTCGATAAAACGTTACCAACTAATTTATAGTCCATCGACCCATTAAAACGAATATCAAAGTTGCCATGTGAATAACCGACAGTGTGAGGGCCACCTAATCTCTTAACTTTTTTATTTAAAAATTGTGTTTTTGCTTTATTACCAGGATAAGGAACAAGCTTAAATTCATATTGACCAAATGGATGAGTGATTCTTATAAAATTATATTGAGGTTGAGGTGTTCTTCCTTGCACACAGAATGGTTGACTACCTAATTCAATCCATGAAGAATTAGAACCTAATTCTCTTGCAAACAGGTGAAAGAAACTAAGACGTTTTATATATTTATTAATGCTTCCAAGTGAAATATTACCATTATCATTTTCATAGTTTTTAACAACACCATCCTTGTCGTATTCCCAATTACCAGGATGACTATTAACATTAGCAAAACCTGTAATCTGTTTCCATACAGTTGATTTGATCCCTATTTCAGTTACATTACATGACTTGTTATTACTTACGGTCGCTATTGCACATTTTTGAGGGATAAGTAATTCAAATGAGCTATGCTTACCAGTGATTCCTCTAACCATTACTTGTCCTGGTTCAGTCACTTCAAAAATAAACTCTTTAACTAATCCTTCTGCCCATAGATGGTCTTGTACGATTTCTCTACATATTGCGAGTGCAGTTCCAACCATAAATTGTTCGCCTATTGCTATTGAATCATCAGCACTTTCTCTTACAGCATTAACAGAAGATTTAACATCTTCTACTCCCCATTGACCGAAATCTTTAAAGATAGTATCTACAGCTTGTGCACCTAATCTATATGTAATCTTATCTCCTTTTACAACTTTATGATTACCATGCTCTGTACTATTGTTCTTTTTGTAAACAGAGGCATATCTAGGAAATCTTTTATTTAACTTCGTTCTCTTTTTATCAATATCTCCTGCATTTTTTGTGTCTTTAGGTCTAAGAACTAATTCATAAGGAAGCATAAACTTCATTGAGTTAGGTAAGGGATCATAAACACCGAATTGAACTTGAGTATTAGGTGATCTTGTTCCAGAAAATAACCTATCGGTATAAACATTATTGTCATCGTCATAAGCCAAAGGTAAGGCTATTGCTGTATTAACTTCGTCAGATAATGTTCCTTCTTCGTACTGATCATTATCCGATCCTTTTAAAAATCTTCCTGAATTAATCCCGGTTCTTTCTCCGCTTAAAAAATATAAAGCTAACTTTCCCTTTGTGTAATTCTCTAAAAGCGTATCTCCTATTGCATAACCAGCAAAATCAGGTCGTGCTCCTAACGTTCCAGAAGACAACATGAAAATGCCTTTTAATTGCTGACCTTTTCCAAGACTTAAAAGTTGTGACCATATTAGTTTCGAGTTGATTCTTATTCCACCAAAGTCTCCTCTACTGTCTGTACGTTTTGCAAACACCAAAGGAATTGTTTCACCTAACTCTGCTAATTCTTGAACAGAATCAAATCCTGTTTGAGGTGAAAATCTTTTAGTACCAGAAGCATCTGCTGTTTTTAAACTAGGCGGTGTTTTAGGTTGCTGTGGTTTCGGTCTCATCAGGTAAGAGACAACCGATAAAACAATTCCTACAACAAGGTTGACAACAAACATTGTCGTCGGTTCACACCTTATATCAGGTACTAAATCATAAGCTTCCGACCTTTTACCGTTATAACTTTCTGTCTTATCTACAAAGAACCAATATTCTTCTTCTGTTATCCCTAAGACTTCACATAATTCAACTTCTTGGGGCAATAAAATCCTTCGAGTTGTAATTCCTCTACGGGGTGCCATGTCACCGCCGACCCTTCTAATGAAGTTATGTTCAGCCATCCGTCCTCGAAATAAACTGCCAATCCATATCCTCTCTCGGATTTACATAGGCCAACAGTACCTATATTAGGACGTTCCGTCTTAATTCCCCATAACTCTAATTGTTCTCTAAAAATTGAGTAGTCATTTTTCTTTAATCGTCTATACCAATCTCTAGTAGGAGAGGGACTGTCTACACCATAGAACTTTAAAACTGCTTTGGATAAGGTTAAACAATCAGCGGCTCTATGTTGTTCAGGGTTAGCACCTAAACGATAAGGAAGACCAATAAAGTCAAACGGTGTCATCTATTTCGTATCTGTCCTGTCGTAGGAAGATGTCCAACAAGAGAAGTTGTTAAAACTCTATTAGGTGCATTACTACCAACAGCATCAATTCCTGAACTTAATAAAACTTCAATTGTTGTTGGATCGTAAGCCATTGAAGCAGCAAGCCAAACATCTTGTGTTAAGTAAGGATTTCCATACGTTGTTAATGGGTTTAATGTTTCAGGATCAACTCTACAAACAAACACTTCAATACTCCATTTATTAACCACAGCTTCTCTTGCTCGATTCATGGCAAGTGGATTATTAGCAAGAACAAGACCTGCTTCTAAATTGTCACCTGATCTATTTTTTGCAGCTCCTTGATATATAAATGGTAAATAGTAATAATCTTTACCATCTAGTCTTATCTTATTCGCTTTGTTCCGTCGGTATTTACCATTGTCCTCTAACGCATTCATATTATCTCTTTTCCCATTTTGATAACGATCTTGTACCTTTCCTTTTGAGTCTTTTACCCGAATAAAACTAACAAGTGTTGTAATAGACATTGCTTATAAACCCAGTTTGGAACGTTGACTGCGAGAGTTTTTGAGTTGACTTAAGACTTTACTTTGACCGGCTTCCGAACCTCGCCTAGCTGCTGAGTTGATGATCTCAGGAACCGCAGACTTAGGTAGATATTCTTGCTCGTTGAAGACAAGTGATGGTCCAGTGTAATTAACAACTAGCTCAGATGAACCAC